TTTCTTCTTGGGCGGACGGCCTTTTTGTGTGCCGTAAGTTCCAGGACCCTTAGGCATGACGCAAAATGCGACGACATACCTAGTTTAAACAGCTTTAGACCCGTATTCCAGCGTTACACGCCGTTTTCTGCCGCTAGGCGAGTTCCAACGGAAAAATCGCACCTGCACTGACGGATGAAGCTCCTCCTCAGGCGATTGCAGCGTCTTCCAGCGGTGATCACACTCCGAACAACGCCGCTCACGCACACAATCGTTGTCCTGTGACGTATATCGCCCCATCACCTTTGAATTCTCTGATCCGCATTTCGGACAACAAGGCGCGTTGAGCGGACGAAACATCCTCAATACAAGCGATATGACGTTGCCCCCAGCGTTTCAGGTTTCGCCAGGTTGAACTGTTGAAGCACAAGATACCCGAAAGCATCAAAGGCGTGGTCCACTCCTAAGTTTTTGTTGGGCAGACCCGTTCCAGGGGCATAGGTCAATGTCCGCAACGACTTGATCAACTCCTTGCAACGCGGGTGGATCTTGACCCTTCGCGTTCCAGAAGCGTCCATTAGACCTGTGTTGACCGCCGTGATCTTGTCTCGGATCTTCCACGGTGATCTGGGGCTTTGAACCGTAAAGCCACTGCGCCTGAGGATTGCGTGGTCCGTTACGCCTACACCACTGGTCTTTCTGGCTCCGCCCGTAGGGTCAGGACAGGCAATAACTCGACGATCCACCCCATATCTACGGGTGACCTCCTCCGCAAAATCCCAGGTAGTGGCCCCGCCCGTGAGCATGATCTCGTCAAAGACATACAACGTGTCCTGATCCTTGACGGCGCAGATGCCAGACATGGGATCGACGTTGAAGTCAACGCCTAGCAACAACGGCTGGATCGAGATGTCCTTCGCGTCGGGGGAGATGTTGTCGTCGGAGAAACTGATGGCAACCAATCCGGTGAGGTTCTCGAACGACGCTTCAAATTCCTGGCGGAACGTGCGCGAATCAAGCTGAGCGCGGGCTGCTTCGACCTCTTGCTTGCTGACATTTCCTCCGTCAATTGTCGTATAACTCCATCGACGCCATAAATCCTTTGGATCTTCCTCTACATAACACCAAAGATCGTAAAACCAGCTGGCCGTCCCATCAGGCGTTGAAATAAATAACGCCCAGCCCTCTTTATCGGCTAAAGCGGGTCGAATTACCTCAAACCACACCTCTGGCTCCATAAATGCAGCCTCATCCAGCACCACGCCACTCAAACTGCGGCCCCGCAACGCCATTGCGTTCTCAGTGCCCTTCAATTCGATCGTTGAACCGTTAATTAGCTCAATCCTGAGGTCTGTTTCGTTCTTCGTGTGGATCCATACCTTCGGAACCAGCTTTTTTAACGCCCTCCACGCAATATCTTTCGCCATTCGATACGTTGGAGCGCAATAGAAAAACGTCTCGCCTGGTGCGTTTAGCGCTCCACGCAGCAGCTCGACACAGGCCAGATACGATTTGCCGAATCTGCGGCCTGCAACCAATACTCGGAAGCGTTTGTCGCACTTAAAAACTTCGCCTTGCGCCCAGCGAAGCTCAATCGGTTGCTCTTTTACTGCCATGCGCTCCACAATAACGGAGGTTTTCAACCCCTACCCCCCTTCAAACCGCTCCAGCAAGGGGTAGTATCGAGGAAAGGTAGTCAATTAAGGCAATGACCGTTGGACGATCACCTGATGCTGTTGTAGAAGCCCGTGTCAGGCGTTTGTATCGTCGTCAGCTGGATGGCTTGTCCGCTCGGGCACTTGTTTACGATCACGCTGAAAAAGAACAGGTCTCAATCAAAACTGCTTGGCGCGATTGGGCAGCTGTAAAAGAGCTGGTCGATGAAGACTGGAAAAATGATCGCGAAAATATGCTGGCTCGTCTCCAGCACATGCGGACCAAGCTGTTTCATCAGGCGTTGAAGAAGGGGCAACTGCAAACTGCAACGCAAGTGCTCGACTCCATTGGACGTGTCATTGGTGAGTCCGTTGAAACCGTCAATATCCAAGCGCCTGAATTGACCATCAAAATTCAGGACAAGCCTGATTGACAGTTCGATAAACTCGACCCATACCCCCGTCACCCAAGCTCCCCGTCACTGGGGGGCTTTTTTAATACAAAAGAACTGTTTATCGAATATATGTTTAGGTTCCCCGCGTCGCGGTTGCTAAAATTTTTTTAGCTACAGCACCCCCACCTATTGAGAATCACTTGCAAGAGGAAACCTTTTGAGAATTGTTCTCATCAACTCCTGACACATACATATATGTACGCATCAGGAACTGATAGGCAACACTTATCAAAAAACTTCAGGCAAGGGGTTGGCAAGAGGACACGATGCTGTAGGATATGAATCAAGCGAGAGGAACAAACACTCTCGCCGAACACACAACACACACAACACAATGAACAAGCTCAGCACCGAACGTTTCGATGCGCAGCACTGCGCGGTCAACATCAACAGCAGCGAGATCACAGTCAAGGACGAGACGCACCGCGTCGAGCTTCGCTATCTCGATGAGGTCAACGTTCTCGAAGCCGTCTGCTACTACATCGAGCAACGCCATTGGGACCGCAACGCAGAAGATAAGCAGCACAAGCTTCTCCGCGCCATGGCTCGACTCGATGAACGGATCCAAGCCGCTAAGGCAGAAGCCAAAGCCTGACACCGATCCAGCAAATTAGGCGACTGATCCGGGTTAATCCTGCCAGCGGTCGCCTACATTCTCACCACATCGCACGTTTTCACCGCTGCGGTCGCAACGAGAGAGAAAACCAACCACAAACAACTCAAACCCAACACAATGGACTTACATCCTGTCTGTATCCGAACCCGTAAAGGTTGGTATGTGATCGAGGTAAAAGCCGCGACCATGTACGAAGCAGTTAAGCGAGCTGAGAAGCAGCCGCACGTCTCACGCGCCAAAGCGTACGTGGAGGGCTGCTGAGATGAGCCGAACACTTGAGAAGGCCATTCACGATGGCTGCATGGCACTATTCACCGTTGGCATGATCGGCACGCTCTGGCATGTCGGGTTAGCGCAACTAGCTGACGTACCAGTGCAAAGCACGGGAACACAACGCGTGGTGAGGGTGCGGTGATGGATGAATTCCTGGTGAGGTTCTGGTCGGTTGACGTACCAGATCCGCAATACGTTGGCCGCTTCTGGTCATCGGACGATGCTGAGGATTTCTGCGATGAGCAGAACGGGCGACTGGCCTTGTCTGGCATCCCTTCGGCTACTGCTAACTACTTTGTGACTTACCCCTGAAATGTTCAAACTTGAATTCGAGACCGAGAACGCGGCGTTTGGTGAGACCGACTGCGAAACGTTCCAAGAGATTGGATGGATTCTGCGGCAGTTACGAGCGCGGATGACGAAGGAAGCAGCCAACGACGTTGGCGGCGACAGAACCACACGATGGATTGAACCGATCCGGGATGCCAACGGCAACAGGATTGGCAGTTTCACCTACGAGGCAACCGAACAATGAGCAACCGAACCAGAATCCGCTCCCGTTATGGGGTGACAGATTATGCGTGGCGAAAGCTACGCGACTGTGAGAAGATCCTCCACAAGTGGAGCGAGGATGAGTGCAACGGTCGCATCCAGTGGGATGACGACACGGGGGAACCCCACCTGTATCGCAAGGATCGGTGGGGAGACTACACAGCCAAAGGACGCCCCACATTCAACTTTGAAGACTACGCATTGGATCGTGCCCGCAAGACAGCGCAACGGTTCGGCCTGAGGATCTACCACCAGTCGGACCCTAGAGGTTGTGCCCTGTATGTGTATCGACCGGAGGATCTGAACGGTTCACCGATTGAGAGTGTTTATCCGACCCAAGCCCTTGCCATCTGCTGACCATGTACTTCGACCGCTTCGACATTTGCGAGGCTCACTACATGTTCGCCACGCTCTGGCATGGCGGCATGGGCTGCCCGATCTATTGGAAGTTCGGACAATTAGAGAGGCTAAGGTTTCGCCCTAGCCCTTGTCTGAATGATCCAAAGGACTTGAACGAAAACGCCCGCGAGATCTACCGCCAACTTGTGGTGGATCACTGCGGCCTCAAATCTACCGCTCCAACGCAACAATGACCTCTTTTCCCGCCAAGTATCACCACACGGAAGTGTTCCGCTTCCGCCACGTTAAACCCGGCCACGTATTTGAAGTGACTGAGGAGTCGGCCACTGAATCCGTACCAGCTGGCCACTACGTTCGAGCCAGTTCTCGTAAGGCTCTGCCTTGCACGTACAACGAGTGGACGGGACCACATATCAACGCCGACACGTGCGGTGTGGTTTATGTCCCGGTCCAACTGCCCGTAAAAATGACCCAGGTCTAGGGCTCACCAGCTGTCGAGTGAATCGTCGTCCGTTCCACACGGCAGCGCACAAACTTCTCCCGGAGCCAGGTCAACCTGCCCGCGTGCTTCCGTCCATCCGATGAACCCTTGTAGTGGTGCAACGCTTCGAGGATTAACTCCAGTTCATCCGGGGAGAGGTATTCCTTTCGTTCCAATCAACAACACCCGCAACAATGTTCCAAGACTACAAACCGAAAAGCCACGCAGCAGCCCTGGCGGGAACCCTGCTGTTGGCAGTGACCGCCTCAAACAACGAACAGGCTACAAAGGCGCGGGAGTTAGCTACCGACATTGCCTGCGCCATGGACGATGAGGTGCAATTCAACGCCGTGAAAGATGCGGTGGAAGCCTGCCTCGCTTACTTCGAGGGGCTGCCTACATGAAGACAACAGAAGAGCTGTTGCAGGCTTGGGCTGATTCAAACCCAGATTGCACGGTTCACGATCTAACCACCGGACAAGTCATCACAACTATGGGAATCATGCAACACGGAGACATTGATGATCTCCTGCCATCTGAACTTGGTGAAGATTGGCCCCCTAAATCTGAGGAGGAGATCGAGGAACGACGAAAACAGGCTGAGTGGCAGGACTATTTGGACTCCATCCCTGACGCTGCTGAGCGTAACAGGGGGCTCAAATGAGCAAACGCCTACCAGAAGTCAAACAAGCGCACCAAGACCACGCCAAGAAGCTTCTAGACCTTGGTTGCCGTAAAGCTGATGTGGCCGCAACGCTCCAGCGCAAATACGGTCTGAGTCGTCCGACCTCTTACCGCGATGTCGACGAAGCAGACCAGGCACGGGAAATTGAAGATCACAAGATCGAAGCTGATCCCGTTCCACAAATCACACTTGAGGATCGTGATCCGTTAATGCGGATGACAAAACAGCTGCTCATTGATGCCTTTGAACAAGGCAACGTTCAAGATTATTCCCGCCTTGTGCGGGAGTACGAAAGACTCGCCCGCATGGGCGGGTTGTCTCAAACCTTCTGAGACGTTTGTCTCATACCGTTCCACATGATTACAAAACAACAGGCCGATAGGTCAATCAATCAACTGCTCTCCTGCATCATGGGCAGAGCAAAAGCCAAGGCATCAACTCACCTTGAACACAGCCCGATAGA